CTAAGCCCCTACAAGATTTCTGAGATCGGTTAATCGCCAACGTGCACCTTTCTTAGTCATGACTGGTGTTAAATCTCCACATCCCCGACTTGCCCATACTCTTAGAGTATTGGGTTTATAACCAAGTACTTTTGCAGCGTCATTAGTACTAACTAGACTTGCACCAGAATCAATAAGCTGTTGTAACTTCTCTTCTGGACGTAATTTTAAAGCTCCCATCTAAATCTCCTCACCAAATTACTGCAATTAAAAAAAGCTAAAAACCATAAAATATTTGTTACGTAGAGTGCTTCTTTCATCTTAGAAACTGTCTCCTAATAGATAAGCAGGTTGAGGCTCTTGAGTTGCTTTAGATGTAGGATTCTCTAACTCGAAGCGGCGTTTTCTTACATATCCCATAAGCTTCGGTTGAATCTGTGGATCACGTGCGGACACATCAATTTCAAGTGCATCCAAAGTTGTAAGATCTGGTGCATTTTGGATTTGAACCATTAATGATGGAGGTTCATTCTCTATTGCCTTTTGATCTGCAAGCTCAGTCAAACGCTTGTGAGTGGCTTGGAGCAAAGGTTCCATTTGTTTATCTGACCACGTACGGGTATAACGATAAACTGCATTTACTTCTGCGGGTGTCTTTGACTCACTGACTCGTTGTAGAAGGGTATCTAAGGTTTTTTGATAATCATCTTCGATACTTTCGTTTCTTTGCTCTGCTTCGGGTAATGTCTTTTTTTCAACATCATCTGATGTTGAGTTTTGGACATTTGATGTTTCAACAACACTTTCGGAAATTGCTTCTTCTTCAACTTCATCAGTTGGCTTATTCAGAAGTTTTAGAATATCTTCAGCAAACTCACCCCCACTGACTTTGATAATCGCGCAGCAATGAGAAAATGCATTATCAAAACTAGAGTGAACTTGGCCATGCTGTAGTAAGCGTAATTGCCCCCTAGAACCATTCCATTTGAACTGTTGAACTCCTAACTCGGCATTTGGGCTAGGATAAGAGCATGTAGAACCTTTTTCTGGCGCTTCTTTTAATGGTTCTGGTACTTCATACTCACCAATAAAAATAGTTCTAGGCTTAATTTGAAAGTCAAATTTATCAAAGACATCAAAACCAAAATCATATGGGTTGAATGGCTCCCAGCCATTATGCTCAGTATTATTTACTAATAGTAGTACACCATTGGCCCAAGCAAGTTTTGCTTCAATTTTATTAAGTATTTTCATGCTGTCACCCCAGTTTTTGCGAATGTTTCAATGTCTTGTTTAACTGCCGTAAGTTTTGCTGCTTCAATTTGAGTAAGGGCATCAATGCCAAGATGCTCACAAACTGTTTTTACATCGAGGCCACGTTCAGCAATAAAGTTTTGAAGCTCATCTCTTTGTTCGTCAGAAATGCCATTAAATTCAGGTGGGCTAATCCAAACACCGCGCTCTTTATCAAACGTGCAATTCAATGCTTTTGAACGCATTAACATTGCTTGGCGCATGTTTTGGTAATACATGTGCTCTTTATCAAGTGATTCGGTTAATTGATTTAGATCACCAGCATGTTCGGCTTCTTCACAGCTTTGCTTCCAGTTCTCAAACTCTTCTTGAGCTTTGGCAGTTGCAAGTTGTGCCGGTGTTAAAGTGTTGATGTGGTCTTTAGCTTGGCTGATAAGGTCAGCTAAGAAAGTGGGATTAGATTTAAGATCTGGAACCCACACCTCACCAGTTTCACCACCTAATGCACCCGAGTTTTTCGCATGGTGAGTAGGAGAAGGTTTGAAACTGATTACACGGGCATTTTTACCTTCACCTGTAGTCACAGTTGTTAGATAGCCCATAATGTCTGCAATACGATAAAGTTCATTACGGTTTTTACCGCCTAGATCTGGTCGATAAATGATTTGTTCACCGTTTTGATCTTCTGAAGCATGGGCAATGAAAACGACATCTTTACCTAGACTGATTAAGGTATTTATGTATTGCTTGAATGTCTGATTAGCTAGACCTTGCGCTTTAAGCTTTAATGCACCATCTTTTTGACGGTTGTTCGCCGTAAGTAATAAATGAGTTTTAATGCATTCAAGCATTGCGCCTACAGTGTCAATAACAATAGTTTTATAAGGTGCAAGGTCTTGTGGTGTGAGGTCAGCAATATCTTTCCATTGATGAACCTGAACAACTGCACCGCGTCGTAGTTCACCTGTACGGTGAGCACCACGATCAAAGTCGAACGAAATAGCTTTATCCGCAGTAAAACCCATAGATGTTTTACCTAAACCCGGATCGGCGTATAGATACACAATAATTGCTTGAACCAATAGAGTTTGGTCAGCTGTAATAATAGGTAGAGCCATTTTTATTATCCTTATCTTGAGCCAGTAAAGCCGCGCTTAGATTTATAAGCTTTGCGTTCAATTGATGAGATGTGTGAGTTACCCAAATCGATAGCTAATTTCTTTTTGCGTTGAAAGCTGATCTCTTGGGTAAGGTCTTCCCAAACTTTTGGATATTCCTTTTGGAACTTTGCTACATCTAATGGCGTTTTTACTTCATCCTTTACTTTGTAAAGCACTGTGCCGTTAGCATTAGATGCGTAAATAATCCAACCAATACGCACTGAGTAAATACCTGTATTGTCACGGCCTAAATAAGACTTGTATCCATCCGGGTGTTTTTTGAAAGTAGTCATGATTAGCCACCAAACATCCAAGTGATAAAAGATGAGATGACTATCCAAAGGAATACAGAAATGACAATAAACTTTAGAAAGTCGATTGAATTAGCTTTGATAGTTGCTAAACGAGAAGGGCGCTGTTCTTCAACAGTAGGGTGTTGATATAAGCGTGCAGTCGTTTGACTAGGAATAGGGTTTTGTTTCATACTTATCTCGCAGTTTGCAAAGCCCCGTTGCCGTCCAAAGTTCCGGGGCTTTTTGTTGTCTGTGAGATAAATATAAGAAAACTTAGTTTTGAGTCAAGCAGTAATGTAAGATTTCTTAATTTATTTTTAAGATAACTTATTTCCTGTGATTAAATAAACAAAAGAAAACCCACCGTAGTGGTGGGTTAGAAGGAGTTTATTAAGGAACTTCCTACTCGTGTTGGTTCACGGTTTTATTTTCCAGCTTACAAAAAATTGATTTAGGCTGTTTATTCATCAGAATATTTTTCTAAAAAATCATCTATCCATTCTTGTGCTGCCTGAAGATTGGTTATATCTGTTAACTTCAGATTGGTTTCTTCTGCTTCGTTAAAGCCCTCAACAATAGCTTCAAAGATATTCGCCTCGTTGATGACCTCGCGTGCCATTTCAGCAGCGTCATAGCTCTGCTTGGCTTTTTTAAGAGAAGTTATTTGTTTATCAATTCCTGCACCAATTTTTCCTAATGCCAATTTAAATTCTTGACGGTTGATCGTTAGTGCCGTTTTTGATTTATTAAGTGTTGCGATCATTATGTTCTCTTTTTTTAGGAATTTTAATTACTCAGCTCGCTAAAATTGGCGAGAAGATCAGTAAGTTGCTTCGGATTCACAGTTTTAAGAATGTTTGGGTCTAGACCTTCTTTTTGCTCTGTATGTATATCGCATGCAGTCAACTACTTGGCCTACAAAATGACAATGCTCATCCAAAGGAATTATATTTGGTTCAAATTTAGGATTTAGAGCTTGTAGAAAGCGAGAACCATCTGTTTCTATAACAAGTTTTTTAAAAGTTGCATCTTCAAATCTTCGTACCACAACCATATCGCCAGATTGCATATCACTGTAGTAAACATCTGGATCAACAAGAATGTAATCTCCCTCCAAAAAGTCAGGTTGATTACTAACACCTTGAACTTTCAGATAAAAACAATTTGTACATTCTTCAGGAAGGGGAAGCCACTCTTCAACTTGGGTTAGGTCCACAGATTGTACATTCGTAAAAAGTCCTGCTTGAACCCACGAGAGCACTGGAGCCATCTTAGCTTGTACGGGGGCCACATTTGTAGAGTCCTGAGTCGAAGTTTCACCTTTACCACTTAAGATATATTCAGTAGTCACACCAAAGGCATTGGCCATTGCCTCTAATGAACCTGCTTTAGGTAAATAGCTATCTTTTTCCCACTCCGTGACAGCAGGCGAACTGACTCCTGCAATCTTTGCTAACTGCACTTGGGTTAATTTTTTAGCTCGTCTAAGCGCACGTATGCGCTGACCAATAGTATCTGTATTCATATAAGTTATCTTACATATTGCATTTATAAGTTTTCTTTGATTAAATACTAAGAAATCTTACTTTTTGGAATAATTATGACTAAACAAGAAGCTTTCAAGTTGCTTGGGGTTAACGGTGTTGAGTTGGCTGGAATGTTAGGTATTGAGCCTTCAGCAGTTTATCAATGGCCCGATGGAAAAATCCCATTAGCCCGCGAATATCAAATTCGCGATTTAGCTCAGGGCAAAGAACCACTAAAAAACAAAGTTGTTGCTGAATAAGGACGTAAAAATGAGTCTTGAAAAAGAAGATCTTCGTTTGAAGATGCTCCCAGACATGATGGAGCGATTGCGTCTTATTGCAGACGTTAGAGGGAATGATTATGCACATCAAGCAATTGTCCTTTTAGAAAAAGCAATCATGGGTGACTACCACGAAGTTAGCTTAATGCTTGAAAGAGCTAATAAAAATAGGAAGAAAAGGGAGAGTTTGGGAATACTTGGGCAGGTTGGGGTGAATCCTGAATCTCAAATCCTAGAAATTAAAAAAGCCTGATGGTCTAGATCAGGCTTCTCAATTCAATTACTTGCAAGAGGAATCGAATATGCAAACTAATTTATCAAATCAACAGCAAATAATCCAGAGCTGGTTTGATCCGGCTCTTAAAACTTTAGAAGGCTTGCTTGAAGTACGTAAACAAAATTTGCGAAAACAAAAACGCGATGAAAAAAATGCAGCGGTAAAACGTGATGAGTTTATGGAAGCACTTTCAGAGCAGCACCGAATGCCAATTTTTAATGCTGGGCAAATCATCTCAAGTTTATATCGGGCTAAACGGATTCGTTACCTAGGTAGCACGTTCATTCAGGTGAATGAAGAGGGGGATAAATGAGCTTAGACGCAACAGTTTGGGCTTGGAAAACCCGTCAAAAACAAAAGGTAGGTGGTGCATTAAAACCACTTAAAAAATTAGTCCTTCTTTCGCTAGCAGATCGAGCTGGTGAAACACATGAATGCTATCCAAGTATTGCTCGTCTGGTAGAAGACACTGAGATGGACCGTAAGACAGTTTTGAAAATTATTGATGAGTTAATTGAGGACGGATTTATTATCGATACTGGCAAACGTGAAGGTAGAACTAAACAGGTAAAAGTATATCTTTTGATCGGAGTTAAGGGCCGAGAAACAGTACCAACAACGGTACACTTTGATACTGAAAATGACGAAATAAACAGTCCCAACAATGGAACAGTTCCAACAACGGAACAGTTCCAACAATTCCATGAAAGAGTCCCAACAATTCCGTTAAACAGTCCCAACGTTGGGACACGGAATCTTTCAAAGAATCTATCAATAGAATCTAAAATTAAAAAAACATGGTTGAGTTTGAAAAAACTTGGAGAAGAAATTCTTTTGGCAACTGATCAGGAAACTTACGAGCAGATTAAAAACGCAACTTGGTTCGATCGAGAGTTACGAGCATTTGAACTCTACAACGCCGAGAAGAATCTTTGTGTTGAACTTATGAATTACCACTTTGCAGATTGGTTAATCAACGCATGTGGTAAATACCAAGCACGTGAACAATCAAAGAATCATAACGTTGGTACACAGGTTCGAGTCCCGCAGGGGGAATCAAACACACTCAGTTCTAAACAGATTAATTCATTCGCTCAAAAACTTTCTGTACTTCCTGAATTTGCGAGTAAGTATGCAGAGGGCAATGAAAGCTATGAACAACTTGCGGCACGTATCGCAGTAAAACTTACAGATCTTGAACAACAGCAAAAATTGATGCCTTACCTCATTCAAGTTGGATTTAAGCCTAAGGGCAAAAGAGAGGCGGCATGAATAAATTCGAGATTCTAGCTTGGGGTTTACTCATTTCATTTTTTACAGCTGTTATCTCCGGTGCAGTTGTTTTGTGGTGGAAAGCTAGAAAGGAGGCGATTGAGGAATGAGTTCAATAAGCCTCGCTGATTACAAGCGTCTTTATGCAAAACCACGGACCAAACCTAAGCGCCGTGCTTCAGTAAAAAAAGAACGAGTTGTGAGTGAAGGCGAGGCAACGCTTGTACAGCACTTGAAAACACACAAGATCAGCTTTGTACAGGAATATAAATTCCATCCAAAACGTAAGTGGCGGGCGGATTTTTTAATTATGGGAACAAAAATATTGGTAGAGGTGGAAGGCGGGATCTGGAGTGGAGGCCGCCATACGAGGGGTAAAGGTTATCTAGGAGACATGGAAAAGTACAACGAAGCAGCAATGATGGGGTTTACAGTTTTACGGTTCAGTACAGAGCAAGTTAAAGCAGGCGTGGCGATTAAACAAATTGAGCAATTGGTGGGATGAAAATGAATATGCCAGTACAACACATTTTACAAGCGGTCGATTGGTCTAAATATAGTTTTGAAGAGTGGTGTCGCCAGCTTGGTGCATGGCTAAACGGCGATACCGAAACGATGGTCAAAATAGTTAAGACGATGCCAACAAAACGCATCACTCAAAAACAACGTGAAAAATTAATGGCTATGTACATGAGTGATGAAACTTTAAAAGATCGCTTATCTACTCGCCGTAAGGGTACTTGCTGCCAGTTAAATGATAATGAAGCACGAGCAATACATAGATTGATTATCGATCTTCAATCTATAGATGATGAGGTTCTTCAGGAATGGATTGGGGCAATCTGGTGGCACTATGTAATGGGCGAGGCGATTCGTGATATAGCAAAAAGTAATAATACATATGGATCACAGATCCAACAGGACATTAAATGCGGTTTGGCATTTATCAAATCACGTTATCCGCATTTTCAATTTGATAAATTTATAAAAACAGTAGTAGTTGAAAATCAATCTTCTTGACTGTAAATACGGGGTGTGGCATATTCGTGATATCTTGGCGATTTATATATTTATTGCCATATTAAAACCTCGCATAAGCGGGGTTTTGTTTTATTAATTAGGATTCTATATTGAGCTTTTTTCTTTATACGTTAAATAATTTCAAATTTTTTTTTTGAGTATTGAGTGGCCAGTTGGAATAATAAATTGGATTTCATTTTTTTCCAACATCGCAACTATTTGTGCTTTTTTTATAGCCCTATGGGCTTGGTGGACATGGAAGAAACAACAGGGATTCTCAGACGAACGAAAAATGTTGCTTGATATTGAACATTTAATTTCTGAAATCTATGCGAATGCATTTCATAGATTCTCAAGGGGGGTTCTCTTGCGTATAAACACACTCCAGATGCAACAACTTAAAGAAAATAATCCTATTAATATGCAAATTCTAGAAGATAGTAAGAAACAGGTTGAGTTAGCAAAGAATGATGATAAAAAGTTTTTTGACTTAAATAATGAATATCAAGCTTTAAAGTTGAGATTGGAATTAATGGATATAAAGGTTGAGGTTGACTATGATCCAATCTCACACGAAGAATATATTAAAAAAATTAAAGGTCAGGTTTTAAAATGTAATGAACCTGAGGAACTTAATAAGATTGCAAAAAATATTACCAATGAGATTCAAAACAAAAAAATTGAGTGTCTACGTAAAATGAAGAAATTTAGGAAGAAAAATTACTCTTAACTATCTTCTTGCTAAATATTGATTATTGGTGGGGCTTTTTTTTTGGGGGAATATAAATTTTGTACTTATGATTAGAATGAATGCAGAAAGTGTCGGAAGATTAAATATAATTAACTATTGAGAATACAATAACTTATATTAATTTTTAATATTGCTTTTCCAACCTACAGGCCGCATTATCAAACTTCATTTTTTGATTGTTGATGAGGTTTAGATATGTCAGTGTTAAGTGCAGGTGATGTGGTTAAGCATGCTAATTATCAATTTAACTTTAAGATTATTAAAGTTTCTAAGCAATGGGCGACATGTGAAGGTATGACTGAACAAGGGGAAAAGGTTGTTAAAGATTTTTCACCTGAATTTTTGGAAATAACTTCTCGGAAACCGAAGATGAACATAACTAATCAAGCTCTTGAAGAATTAGAGATTGGTTTGAGAAAGTAATCTAAAAGCCTCCATTGGGAGGTTTTCTTTTGTGCTATAGTCCAGTTTGAATAAATTCTGGTTAATAAAATGAATATATGTTGGTGGTGATTTAGACGGTGAAGTTGTAAATAACCGAGAAGGTACATATTTTGAAGCCAGCGAAATAGATTCTAGCAAGCAGTCTACATACAACCGCCAGAGTTATATTGTTGGAGAAAATACATATAGATTTTGGCTTTGTGCAGAATTATCATATATGGAAACAACCGAAATTGCCGGCAAGCATTTAGCTGAAAAATACAAATATCTTGCTTGATTAAATTTTTTGAAGTAGTCAACCCGCCAACTGGTGGGTTTTTTGAATGTTGTTTTTAATTTGCCGGACGTATTACGGCGCAAAAGAGCCTCGCTAAATATCGATTATTGGCGGGGCTTTTTATTTTCAAAAAGATATTAAATTATCTTAAATTACTTATAATTAAATCTTTTTAAGAGTTGTGGGAAATATGCGTATTTTTACAGAAGTTGTGGGTGGACCAAATGATGGTGAATTAGTCCAAGTTTCTGGTGATTCTTTTAATGCTCTTGATTTTGCTGTTCTAGATATTTTAAAAAATTGGGAAAAAATGGTAAGTCCAAAGAAATCAACAGAACTAATTGAAATACAATATCGAAAAACAAAGGCAACTATTATTTTTAACAAGAAGTATTACATTCGGGAGTACTTTGTGTGTGATTATTTAGATCAAAATATAGCGTTGAGAAAATTTAATAAATATTTTAACTGTGTTTTTAGGAAGTAAAATGAGATGAATTTAGCTACTTAAGATTATTTTTTATATTATTGATTATATGTTGGTAAAGTTAAATAACTAAGATATATTGTTTTTTTTAATCCTAAAAAAGGAATAATAATGTTTATTAAACACAATAATTTTTACTTTAATGCTAAAAAAGTTACTTCCATATTGGCAATCTCTGAAGCATCAAACAAAGTATTTGTTCACTTTGACAACGGGGAAAGCAGAGAGTTTAAATTTCAATCAATAGATGAATTGAAAGCATTCATAGAAAAGATTACATCAGCGGCAGAATGATAAAGCCCTCTTCGGAGGGTTTTTTAATGGGTGAAATTTATGAAAAATGAAATCGACTTTCATGTACCAATTCGTCCAATGCCTCCCGAATGGCTTTTTGAAATGGGTAGTCCAAACTTTACACCAGCACCAGAAATGTGGGAATGGATAGGCAAGGTATTTCTAGATCCAAAATCAAAATTATTTAATCCTGATCATATGTACCTACGGTCCTTTCGATATCCCGATATTGCTGTGATGTGGGCTAGATCTGGTTTTAAAAAACAAGGTCGTCAGGTTATTGGCACTACTGAAAAAATAATGATCAATGCTGGTGGCTGGAAGAAAGAACGACAAGAAGAGCAATACATCCAATGGTTCAATTATATACCTGAATACTTAATTACTTTTGATGCCTCATATTCACGTATAGCTAGTGATGTGAATTTTTGCGCTTTGGTTGAACATGAGCTTTACCACATTGCACATAAGAAAGATCAGTGGGGAACACCTTCATTTAACAGAGAAACGGGCATGCCTAAGTTAGCAATTCAAGGACATGATGTTGAAGAGTTTACAGGCGTTGTACGTCGATATGGAGCAAGTGAAGATGTCAAAAGAATGGTTGAGGCAGCAAATACAAGACCAGAGCTGTCACGTGCAGATGTCCATTACACATGCGGCACTTGTTACTTAAAGGTGGTTTAAATTTTTTTGCCACTCTACTTGGACGTACTTGGACGGATAGAGATAAATGGCAAGGCTTAATAAACGGGTAAAACTCTATATAGTACGATCACTTGCTACTTATGAGACACCCTCTGAAACAGCGAAGGGTGTCCAAGAAGAATTTGGTATCAGCGTAACCAAACAGCAATGTGAAGCATACGACCCAACAAAGAAAACTGGGCAGGACTTAAGCGAAGAATTTAAAACTGAATTCTACAAAGTCCGCAAGGAAATGAATGACAACCTTAGCGCTATCCCAATCGCTAATATTGCCTACCGCCTCAAGCGTCTACAACGATTCATCGATCATGAACAATTCAAAGATAACCCCGTATTAGTGCCTAGCTTAATGGAGCAGGCAGCAAAAGAAGTCGGCGGTCTATATACCAATCGTAAGGAAATAACAGGGGCTGGTGGTGGACCAGTTAAAACGGAAAATACAGAAAAGCCACCTCAACCAGCATATACACCTGAAGAGCTAGAAAAACTCACACCGCAAGAGTTATCCCGATTAGCAATTAATGGAAAGCTATGACATACGCACTAGATGAAATAGCCCCTTTAATTAAAGAGTGGACTATTAACGTACGCTTGCCTGATGTTATCGCTGAGATGACACGGCGCTATTACTACAAAGCTGTAATTGAGCAGAACGAAAAGAGCAAAGAAGCTGAATTAGAAAAGTGCAGGAAGGATCCTATTCATTGGTTCAATCATTGGATCTGGACATACGATCCGCGTGGTATGTCATTTGGATTGCCTGCAAATACTCCTTTTGTTTTGCGTCCTAAGCAGGTTGAGCTTGTAAATTGGTTGCTTGAGCGTGAAAACACTCAGACACACGGATTAATTGAGAAGTCACGTGATGAAGGGATGAGCTACGTTGTGCTTGGCTTTTATCTGCATCGTTGGTTATTCGTTGAAGGCTTTGCAGGTGGTGTTGGCAGTCGTAAAGAGGAGTTAGTCGATAAGAAAGGCGACCCTAAAACACTACTCCATAAATTTCGCGATATGTTCAGCAAAATGCCTGACTGGATGAAGCCTAAGGGCTTTGTCGAGAAAGTGCATGATAACTACATGCGAATCATTAACCCAGATAACGGCGCAACTATCACAGGTGAAGCGGGTGACAACATCGGCCGTGGTGGTCGTACTACTATGTACTTTCTTGATGAGTGGGCATTCGTTGAACGTCAAGAAGCTGTTGATGCTGCTATTTCCCAAAACACCAATGTGCATATCAAAGGATCCACGCCTAACGGTATCGGTGACAGATTTCACCAAGATCGTTTTAGTGGCCGCTATTCTGTTTTTACTATGCCTTGGCGAGCTAATCCGGATAAGAACTGGACTGTTACATACAACAGCAAAGTTATTTACCCGTGGTATGAAAAGCAGTTGGCCACACTTGACGATGTCGTCCTTGCCCAAGAAGTTGATATTAACTATGCAGCTTCAGTTGAGGGTGTCTTAATTCCTTCAGCTTGGGTTCAGGCTTCGCTTGATGCACACAAGATACTTCAAATTGAGCCAACAGGTGATCGTATTGGCGGCCTAGACGTAGCCGATGAAGGTAAGGATAAAAACTCATTTACTGGTCGTCACGGCGTTGTCATGAATTACTTGGCCACATGGTCTGGTAAAGGTGATGACATTTTTGGAACCACTCAAAAAGTTATGGATATTTGCATAGAGGAAAACATAGGCACCTTGTTCTACGATGCCGATGGTCTTGGTGCTGGGTGCCGTGGTGATGCTCGCGTAATTAATGAGAGACGCCGTGAGTCAGGTTTGTCTGAGGTTAATGTCGAGTCATTCCGCGGATCTGGTTCAGTTCACGATCCAGACGGTGAAATGGTCGAGAAGCGTTTAAACAAAGACTTTTTTGCAAATCTTAAAGCACAGTCTTGGTGGTCATTACGTTTACGCTTTCAGGAAACTTTTAGAGCACTCGAAGGGCGTGATTATGATCCAGACATGATCATTTCACTATCAACTGAAGATATCGATGCTAAGGAATTGGCATTGCTCACTACTGAGCTATCACAACCAACCTATACAAAAAATGGCGTTGGAAAAATCCTAGTTAATAAACAGCCTGATGGTACTGCCTCACCTAACCGGGCGGATAGCGTCATGATTTGTTTTAACCCGCAAATTGCTGAGCTCAACGTTTGGGGCAAGCTTTAAAAGAGAAAGTTATGGGCCTTATTAAATTTACAAAAGATTCATTCCAGAACTTTGCCGCTCGCGTTGGGTTGGGTACTGGAAACCAGCATGATCAGTCTGTTTATGGCTTTAATTTTTTAAGTCGTGACCGATTAAAGCTTGAAGCGATGTATCGTTCATCTTGGGTTGTTGGCCAAGTCGTTGATGTTGTTGCTGATGATATGACACGTAAAGGCGTCAAATTGAATGGCCTGTCAGATCCAAAAGAATCGGAAAAGATAGATCAGGAGATGGATCGCTTACAAGTATGGGGGCGACTTAATAAAACAATTAAGTGGTCACGTCTATATGGTGGTGCCATTGCTGTCATGATGATCGATGGTCAAAACGTATCAACGCCTTTAAATCTCAACACTATTGGCAAAGATCAGTTTAAGGGTTTATTGGTTCTTGATCGATGGATGGTTCAGCCAACATTACAAGATTTGGTCACAGAGTTAGGGCCTGATTATGGCACTCCACGCTATTACGATGTGATTACTGATTCAGTTGGCTTGTGTAATCAAAAAGTCCACTATTCGCGCGTCATCCGTATGGATGGCGTTGAGCTACCATACAACCAATCAATTACTGAAAACCTTTGGGGGCAATCAGTTGTTGAGCGATTGGAGGATCGGCTAACGATTTTTGATAGTGCTACTTTAGGTGCTGGCCAGTTGGTCTATAAAGCTCATCTACGGACTTATAAAGTTAAAGGATTACGTAGTCTTATCGCCGCTGGTGGTCAACTTTATGAAGCTCTCGTTAAGCAGGTCAATATGATCCGACAGTGGCAGTCTAATGAAGGCTTAACGCTAATGGATGCTGATGATACCTATGAAGCACATCAGTACAACTTTTCTGGTTTAGATAACATTTTGCTGCAATTTGGGCAACAGATTTCGGGTGCAACTGGCATTCCGCTTGTACGTTTATTTGGTCAGTCACCAGCGGGTTTAAATGCAACAGGTGAGTCTGATTTAGCCAACTATTACGACAATATCAACCAGCAACAAGAAGGCCGATTACGGACACCTTTGCAGATCCTTTACGCTGTGCTGCATATGTCGGTACTTTGTAAGCCTTTACCTAATTCATTTAGTTTTAAATTCGCTTCTTTATGGCAATTGGATGATGAGAAGAAGGCAAATGTTGCTAAAGGTGTAACAGAAGCAGTGATTTCCGCTGAAGAGGGTGGACTCATTAAACGCTCAACGGCGTTAAAAGAATTGCGCCAATCAAGTGAAGTTACGGGTGTTTTCTCTCACATCACTGATGAGGAAATCAAAGAAGCCGATGGTGAGGATCCACCACCACCGGGTGAAGGTGTAGATGATGCAGAAACAAATAAATCGGATAACACCGAACCTAGCGAGAAAGACCGAGATACGGTACAGCCAGCAGCTTAGAAAGATTGCTGGCTATGTCGATACTATCGTTAAGGGCTTTGATGTAAATGATCCTCGCACATATCCTTTAATGGCGGCCTCTTTAAATGAGTATGCCAATACTCTCCACCATTGGGCACAGAATGCAGCTGGTCGAATCATTACAGACGTTGCATTAAGGGATGAGAAAACTTGGCTCATCTATGCGAATGACCTTTCACGTGGCGTACGTGATCAGATCAGAAAAACTGATGTAGGTGGTGTTTACCAAGAACTCTTAAATGATCAGGTAAGGCTTATTAAGTCATTGCCCTTAGATGCTGCTCAGCGAATCCATGACCTTTCTACTAGGTCCTTGATAGAAGGGGGTAGATCTAGTGAGATTGCTGGATTAATTATGGCTACCGGCCGTGTAACTAGATCCAGAGCAAACACCATTGCACGTACTGAGGTAAGCCGAGCATCATGCGTATTCACTCAAGCAAGAGCCGAGAATTTAGGTTCAGAGGGTTATACCTGGCGAACTAGTGAAGACGGCGATGTTAGACCAAGCCACAAAGAGATGAATGGAAAGTTTGTCTATTGGGATAAGCCATCAACTTTGGACAATTTAAAAGGCCATGCTGGATGCTTACCAAACTGCCGTTGTTATCCAGAGCCAGTAATTCCAGATGATTTTTAAGTTTAAAAACTTTCTAATATTAGGTTACATTAGCAACAGTATATAAAAAGAGTAATACTTGATCTTATCCATGGAAACTTTAAATTTTATTGCTGGTTTTTTTTCAATAATTTCTTCAATTGCTACTGTTATCGCACTTTTTTTTGCATGGAGAATGTGGAAAACATGGAAGGTTCAGCAAACTTATGCTTTGCATCGTGAAAAATTGATTGAAAATGAAATCAATATTATAGCTCTATATCATTATCAAGGTAATGTTATGAAGCAAATGATCGAAATGAAGCAAATAGAATTTATAAGAGATTTGACTGATGATGAAATGGATAACTACAAAGATATTCTGGTAAGAATTCAAGATAAACAGGTCGAGTTCGAAGACAAATATGGCTTTTGCTTATTTACGTTGGAAAGGTATGGTATTCATTATTCTCCATCCTTGAGATTCGACATTCTTGGATTTAAGAAAATTACTAATGATTGGATTAAAAAGGTCCGGAAATGCCAGAACCTTGAAGAACTCAATATTGTCATTAAAAATTATTACACTGAAAGTGCCAATGAAAGAGACAATCTTTTAAATAAATTGGCAGAATTTAGGCAAGTTTCACTGAAATAATTATAAAAGCTCAATTTCCATCAGGTGGTTTAAATTAACAATGCAATTTAATATTTAAGTTATTCTAAATCATAAGAAAAAAGTCTTAATGCTAATCGGATTTAATTTGACGATCTTATTTTAAAGGAGTGTATTAAAAGAATAAAAACTGTGGGGAAATATCATGAGCAAATTAAAAATAAAATTTGTAATATGGTTTGTAATTATAGGATTGGTGTTTTTATGGATTTTAAGATCATGCAGTCATAAAGAAGCAGCGCCTCCTCCGTTGCCAAGTAGTCCAACAGAATATTCTAATCAGATTTCAAAAGCTGGTGAAAATACAGTTGTTAGAACTGAAGTTTTAAAAGAAAGTCCGAGTAGTGAAGCTCAAGCGCTACCAAATGAAACCTATAAAGGGAAATTACTTACAAGAGATTATGTGCACTCTTTGGATGATATTAAGTATTTTCCTGCGGCAGCTATTCTATTAACAGGTAAATGGTACACAAATAAAAAATCGATTAAAATTTGTGAAAGATTAGTTCTATTATCACCATCTATTAATAAAGAAGATGAGTTTGTTACATACTGGTTGGTTCAAAAGAAAAAATTATCTTCTAAAGAAAATAACTGTGAATATTTAATGGATTTATATAATTTTGATGAGGCGACGATAGAGTTAACAAGATTATTTAAAGGAAAACATGAAAATAAAAGTATAGTTAAAAGGGTATATGGAAATTTCAAAATACGTGGACCTTATATTGTTATGTATGAGGATGCTAAAAGAGATACAGATCTTATTATTGATTTAAATAGACTAGGACCTTCAGCAACTGAATATTTCATCGAAAATTGGGATGATATTTTAGCTACTCTTGAAGAAAGAGGTAGTTTAGAAAAGCCTGGAGCAGCAATTAAAGCGGCTTTAAATAAGGATAAGCATTTAAGAGAATTAGTTCGTAAGGACCTTATGAATAATTTGGTGCTCTGGACTAAAGCTGGAGTCTGTGTAGGATTGGTTGCTGCATCAGTAACGACCACAACAGTAGTTGGTGATGGAGTAGTAAAATTCGTAACATCAACTGAAACCATGTTCCAAGAAGCTAAAGACGGAAAATTAAAAAACAAAAGTTATTGTGCTGCGATTTCTGAAATTGCTGATCAGTAATGTATTTATATGAAATAAACACAACCACCTTCGGGTGGTTTTTTAATGCCTGAAAAAAGGTGAATCATGTTTAAAAGCAAAAAGACTAAAGACCAAAAAACGGTTGATCGGTCCGAGATATATACAACAGGTCAATTGGGTCGTACACGTGAAATAACTCCAGAGGGTTATTTACTTTGTCGCGATGTGCCGATTGCTCGCATTGGCACATTGATGTATGCGGACGGTGAAGTTCCCGTCACTGCTGACAATACTGGCTTGATCATCATATATCGCGGTGAGGATGTTTTATTCCATCCAATTACCATTGCTAGTGCAGAAGGTAAACCTGTTACAGATGATCATCCAAGTGATTGGGTAACACCAGATAACTGGAAAGAATTATCTAAAGGTTTTGTTAAAGATGTTCGCCGTGGTGAGGGTGCCGATTCTGATTATCTTATGGCCGACATATTGGTCACAGATAAAGAAACTATCCAAAAAGTTTTGGATGGGAAAGTAGAAATTTCTCTAGGCTACGATGCTGATTATACAGAAACCAGCAAAGGCAAAGGGTTACAGAGCAATATTCGGGTAAACCATATTGCATTGGTTGAAAAAGGGCGTTGCGGTTCCCGCTGCTCAATAGGAGATAGTTTTATGTCTGCTAAAAAGACACAAAAGAAAGAACCTTGGTATCAAAATTTGCTTGGAGTAAAACGTACTGTTGACCAAGCTCTCGAAGAAGCAGACAAAACTGTTGATTCGGATGATGATGACAAAACAGAAGATGACGATGAACCAGAAGAAAAAGTGAAAACTGGTGACTCAGCTTTTCAGGCTGAAATGCGTAAATTCATGAAGACTATGGATAAACGCATGACTGCTTTGGAAAAGAAAAAGACCAAAGATTCTGATAATCCTGAAAAGAAAACCGAAGATGATGACGACGATCCGGAAAATAAGACAAAGGATGACGGTGATTTAACTGATCCTGAAGGGGCTGAAAAACTTTCTAATTCTGGTGTTCAAACATATACGGGTGACTCATTAAGAGAAGTTATTTCTCGTGCAGAAATTCTTTCTCCGGGTTATCGCATGCCTACCTTCGATAGTGCTAACAATGGAAAAGCTGTTTTAAATACTAAACGCTCAGTACTTAAAGCAGCATATTCAACCCAAGACGGTCAAAAGGCTATTGCGCCTTTCGTTGGTCCAAATCCTGACTTTGATAAATTGCCAACGCACACAATTGATGCTGCATTTGTTGGGGCATCTGAACTCATCAAACAGCAGAACAATACCAAAGGTGTGCGTTCTGGTATTTCTACACGTGATTTTGGCCGTGCTGCTCCAACGCCTGCTGAAATTAACCAACGAAACCGTGATTTCTGGAACAAACAAGGATAAGAATTATGTCTAATGCATTTTTATATCGTATGCCGAGTGGCATTCCCGGTGATGTCTCTCGTAAAAGCCAATCCACAATTGAATCCCATCCAGTAGGGGCTCAATTCACAACATTTGGTTTATTTGGGAAAATTGATGCTACTACAGGTAAATTTGTACTTTTAGCGGGAGCAGATACAGCAGCAAGCGTTTATGGCTTACTTGTTCGTGCATATCCAACACAAACATCTCAAAACGAACTTGGTAAAGCAACGCCTCAACCAAACGGCGTTCAAGACGTTTTACGCCGTGGCTATATGACCGTGAAATGTAATGCGGGAACGGCTAAGAAAGCAGGAACGGTTTATGTACGTATTGCTGCTGGTACGGCAGCTAAGCCAGTTGGTGGTATTGAAGCAGCAGCAGATGGAGCAAACAGCATTATCTTACCAAATGCATTTTTTATGCATGATGCTGATGCACAAGGCAATGTAGAAATCTCTTTTAACATTTAAAAAATTATTGAATAGCACAGCCACCGATTAGGTGGTTTTTTTGTGTTTGGAGAAAAGACAATATGAGCAAGCTATTAGTAGCAAGTACTATTGCACAAGCTGTAGCAATGGGGACAGCAACGCCTGTACGGGCTCGCACACGTGACCATATGATGACTTTTGACTCGCAGACCGTAGATAGTACGGGTGTCTTCTTAGTCGGTGAATTAGAGCGTTTAGACCAAACAATGCATGAGCCATTAGCTGATGTAACTTGGTCACGTGATATCGATCTTCGTTCAGATGTTTCAATTGCCGATGAAATTTCGAGTTTCTCAAACGCCACATTTGCTGCTGCTGGGGGAGCTTCTCCACAAGGTAAATCTTGGGTAGGTAAAAATGCAGATGCAATCCAAGGTATCGCGCTAGATATTGGCAAAACAGCACAGCCTTTAACTCTATGGGCTAACCAGATTGGCTGGACCATTCCAGAGTTAGAATCTGCTCGCCAAGTTGGTCGTCCAGTTGATGCTTTAAAACACAGTGGTTTGATTCTTAAACACAATATGGATACCGATGAGCAAGTCTATATCGGTGATGATGTAATTGGGGTTCAAGGTCTCTTGAACTCTGACAAAGTTGGAGCAACTAACGTTAATAAGAGCTGGAAACTTGCAACAGCTGATGAAATCTTAGCTGATGTAAACATGATCTTATATAACGCATGGATGGCTTCAGCGTTCGCAGTTTGCCCATCTAAGCTTTTGTTGCCGCCAGAACAGTTTATTCAATCGTGACTCGCAAAGTATCTGATGCAGGGAATATCTCTATTCTTGAATATATCAAGGTCAATTGTATTTCCAACGCCAAAAACGGTAAGCTTTTAGATATTCAACCTTCTAAATGGTGTACTGGTCGAGGTACTGCTGGTACTGACCGGATGATGTGTTACACGCAAAATGAAAACCGTGTTCGCTTCCCAATGGTTCCTCTTCAACGTACGCCAGTTGAATACCGTGATTTACGCCAATTAACTACATATTACGGCCGCCTAGGTGCAGTCGAATGGGTGTATCCAGAAACAGCGTTTTATGCCGACGGTCTATAAGAGGAATTAAGACATGAGCAAAAAAGTACAAATTCTTCTTTCTCGTCCGCTAACTGTAAATCTTGGTGTCGATGAACACGGGCAACCAAAGTCTTTGAAATTACCCGTGGGTTTGCAACACGTAGATGAAGAGGTCGCCAAAAACTGGTTTGTTAAGGCTCACTGCCAAGAGATTTCTAATAATGATATCCAGACAAGTGAGCTGCAAAAGCAACTAGAAATAGCAAATGAAGAATTAAGCATTCTTCAAACGCAGTCCGATGAAGCCGCAAAGAAAATCGGACAACTTGAAGGGACTATTAAAGAGCGTGATACCGAAATCGCCAACTTGAAAATCCAGTTAGATAAAGCCCTTCAGACGCAAGCTGCTGAAGTAAAGGCAAAAGAACCAGCTAAAGCAAAAGAACCGCCAAAGGAAACCTAACCAATGATCAGTGAATCCTCTTTTCGTGAAGAAATGCAGGCTTTTGCTGATACAACGCAATATCCATCATTTCAATTTAATTTCTACTTAAACCTTGGGAAAAAGTTACTTCGTGAGGAACGTTGGGGGGATACGCTAGACTACGGTTTAACGCTTTTTATTGCTCACTATCTCACGCTTTATAAGCGTGCGATGGGTGCTGCAAGCATTGGTGGTGATGCTGGAAAGATAGTGGGGAATGAAACATCTAAGTCAGTTGACGGCGTTGCTAAATCAATGGATGTTTCAGGCGTACTAATCGCTGATGCTGGCCACTGGAACCAGACCACATGGGGAGTTCAGTTTTATCAGTTCTTGCTAATGGCTGGCGCTGGAGGCATTCAACTATGAGCAGCGGTGTCAAATCAAGTGGTAAGGGTCTAGCTGATATCTTTCAAGCTTTCGCTGACCTTTCTCAAATGGATGTATTGGTTGGAATTCCTCATGGTGAAGCTCGTACCGATACTGATGGTCTAACCAATGCACAGCTCGGCTATCTCCATGAGAACGGCTCACCAGCTATGAACATGCCCGCGCGAGCAACCCTTGTGCCAGGTGTTGAGCAAGTTCAGGATGAGGTGAGCGATAAGCTAGTTAAAGCGGCTGATGCTGCTTTAGACGGCAATAGTCAAATAATGATGAAATTGCTTGAGTCCGCTGGGATGATTGCTATGAATTCAGTTCGAGCCTATTTCGTAAATGGTGAATTTGTACCTTTATCCTTGGCCACAATTCGTGCTCGAGCACGGCGAGGCCGCAAAGGTGCAAAGCAGTATCTTAAACAGCTTGAATCGGGACCTGCCGAAGCTGGTCTAGTTCGGCCATTGATTGATACTGGAGAGCTTAGAAAGTCTGTTACTTACATCATTATGAAAAAGGATAAGGAGGTGAAACGTGGCTAATCTTGATGTTTCAGACGTTTTACTAGATCCAGACTTTATGGAGTTGGGCATTATTTGTAATCGCACTTCGGTCATTGTTGGAAATAATGGACGGGCACAAGGAACGACTACAACCACTCCTTTTTCTGGTGTCGTTACTACAAATAGCGGCCTCAAGATGGATCGCCGTGCTGATGGTACCTTGATCAAAGGTGCAATCAATATTCACACACAGTTTGCCTTGACTTCAGGTGATGCAAAAACCAAAGCTGATGAGATTATCTGGAAGGGTCAAACCTATATTGTTTCTCAAGTTCTAGATAATTTGCATTATGGTCAAGGTTTTATAAAAGCTATTTGCGAACTTAAACCACTGGGGTAAATCATGGGTGACTCTGCTACAGGGGGATTTATCACCCCTAGTGGCGGATCTGCTTATGACCAAGAACTTGATGACATTTTTCAAAATTTCATTATTGGGATTACATCATTACCCGGTGATATGGTTCGGCCACGTTTTCAGACTGAACCTCTACCATTTCCCGCCGTTGGTGAGGATTGGTGCGCCTTCGCCGTAAAGTCAATAATTCCTGATGATGGGCCATACTTCGACCAAAAAGACGAAACAATGGATTCAATTCGACATGAAGAATTGACGCTATTTTTATCGTTCTATGGCGACCATGGCCAATCAATTGCAAACGTTCTAAAGGATGGTCTAGGCATTCCGCAAAACATTGCGCAGCTCAAAGTGCAAAAAATCAAATTTATCAAAGCGGGTGAAATTATCACCGCGCCTGACTTTCTCAATAATCAGTATGTACATCGATATGACTTGACCGCTGTCTTTAAGCGGAAAACATTACGCACTTTTGCTGTTAAGTCTTTTGTAGATGCTGGAACTATAAAATTTACCAGGAGTAATACATGACATTGCCCGTTTCTAATGTCGTAAATGTCAGCATTAGTCTTGCTGCATTGGCGGCGGGACCGCGCTCATTTGGTTCTCTTTTAATTCTCGGAACAACCAGCGGTGTTATTGATGTTATTGAGCGCATGCGCCCATATTCAAGCATTTCCGAAGTTGGTGAGAATTACGGCGTAGATGATCCAGAGTATAAAGCTGCATTAGTTTATTTCAGTCAATCACCTAAGCCACGTACGTTGTATATCGGCTACTGGCATAAAGACGGTGCAGATGCTGAAAAACAATTCAGCAAGTCGTTCAAACATGCCTTAAATCGCTTAAGTGGTACGGTCTAGCTATTACTGTAAACTTAACAGAACAAGAAGTTTTAGACGTTGCAGCATTGATTGAAGCGGCTGATCCTTCACGCTTATTCGGTTATACATCGCAAGATGAAAATTGTTTAAGCGCAACGAGCACTACCGATATTCCATACAAGCTAAAAGCTAAGAAATATCGACGTACGTTCACAGTCTTTTCAAGTGATAACCCTTATGCAGCAGTGTCTGTATTTGGTCGCGCCTTCACAGTGAATTTCTTGGGTACCAATACAACGATTACTTTGAAGTTTAAACAGCTTCCGGGTATTGCTGCCGAAGATCTCGATACTGATGAAGCTAAAGCATTAGCTGCTAAAAATTGCAATGTATTCGCTGGATATAACAATGACACGGCCATTTTTCAAGAAGGTGTCATGACAGATGGCTCATTCATTGATGAGATCCATGGTCTGGATTGGTACCAAAACCATTTAGAGACAGCTTTATTTAATCTCTACTACACCAATACAACTAAGATCCCGCAAACAGGTGCCGGTGTTAATCGTCAATGTGCAGTACTGGAGCGAGCATGTCAGCAAGGTGTTACCAATGGCTTGCTTGGTCCTGGTCAATGGAATGGTGATAGCTTTGGTGTTCTATCAACGGGTGATTACCTGAGCAAAGCATTCTATGTTTTTGCAAATAGCCTTGATGATCAACCTCAATCTGAGCGTGAAGGACGAAAAGCGCCAGTTTTCCAAATCGCAAGCAAATTAGCAGGTGCAACACACTTTGCTGATGTTCTTGTAGCTGTAAATCGTTAAGGAGTAATACGTGAGTACATATTCTTTTATGGATGTCCATTGCACTTTAACGAGTGACGATGCGGTTATCGATGTAGGTTATGGGGCTGGGGTAGCTGAAGAAGGTATTACCTTTGGTATGGCTGGCGATAAAAACACCATGACCATAGGTGCAGACGGTGAAGGAATGCATTCATTGCATGCTGACAATTCTGGCCAAGTCACTGTTCGACTTTTAAAGACATCTCCAACGAATGCTAAGTTAATGAACCTCTATAACTTGCAAAAAGCAGATACGCGTAAATGGGGGAAAAACACTATCACGATGAATAATTCCACTGCAGGTGATAATGCTACAGCCACCAAATGCGCATTTAAAAAGGTTCCCGATTTAGCCAATGCTAAAGATGGCAGCATGCTGGAGTGGGTATTCGACTCAATCAAAGTCGATATGAAGTTAGGCACATATCAATAAGGTTTTAAGTGATGGAAATTAATGGAATTGAATACACAATCGGCCGCTTAAATGCGGTCGATCAGTTTCACGTATCCCGAAAAATTGCACCAATTGTACCTAAGCTAATGCCAATTATTGCTGAGGTTGCTAAAGGTGATTTATCTAAAGTAATTGCATCCATCGAAGCAAATGAAGAAAAGGCCGAAATTGCATCGGAATCTGTTGGGAATGATGAGGATACTAAGGAACCTGAAGTCATTCCTGATCTCGAAGATCTTACACCTCTTGCGGATGCCTTCTCTCCATTAATGGAAGTGTTTGCCTCTATGCCTGAAGAAGATGTCAACTTCATAATTTATAAATGTTTAGGCGTTGTAAAGCGTGGCGGTGCTGTAGTGTGCCGTAACAACACAATCATGTTCGATAACCTTGATATGACTGAGCTATTACCTTTAGTCATTGCAACGATTAGGCTCAATCTCGGAAATTTTATTCTAGGGTTGCTTACTCAGGCATCGAGCATGCAGAAGCAACCTCAATAACGTTTCAAAGCTTGCCGGATGAGTCTGATTGGCTCATGCGGCCAGTCATTAAAGGCATGTGCAAATACGAATCTTTAATTAATGGGAAGCTAGATCTTGCTGATATAGCTCTCATGAATGATGCGCTCGATGTCGTAGCAGATAACGAATATCTGCTTAACCAGGAGCGCGAAAGAAAAAATAAATAATGGTGGTCCCATGGCTAAAAATGGTGTTATTCGAGACTTTTTGGTTTCACTTGGATTTGATACAGATAATTCAGGTCTAGCTAGTATGAAAAGTGCCATGGATGGCATTGAATGGAAAGCTAAGGCATTAAATGGTGCTTTGATGGCTTTGGCTACTGGAGCCGTCGTTGCAGTGCGTCAAACGGCCAGCGAGCTAGATAAGCTTTATTTTTCGTCTCAGCGTATTGGTGCCAGTGTCACAAACATTAATGCTTATGGGAACGCCATTACACAGCTTGGCGGTAGTGCTGAGGGCGCAGTAGGATCTTTAGAGTCTTTGGCCGAAAAGATCCGGAACTCTCCAGGCTATGAAGGTCAGATCAAAAGCCTTGGCGTAAGCACTCGCGATGCTAATGGCCAGATGCGTGACCGCATTGAGGTCATGAAGGATCTAAGCGGCGTATTAGCTAAGATGCCAGCTTATCAAGCGAATGCTTATGCTAACTCTTTGGGTATCGATCAAAAAACAATGTTGGCCATGCGAGATGGTAAATTCATCTCGAACATGGAGAAATACCAGAAGATCCAGAAAGAACTCGGTATGAATGATGACTTGGCTAAGTCAGGTAATGAGTTCATGACTGAGTACCGCGACCTAACAATGATGACGAAAACAGGTTTTCAAGTCTTCGTTATGCAAGCCGGTAAAGCTCTTATTCCAATCTTGCGTTTGCTTAATCAGTTAATTCAGGCTGGTATTCATGCATTTTCACAGTTAAACCCACATATCAAAGAAGGTTTGGCCATTGGCCTACGCTTTGCAATGCTGGCTTTAATGTTTAGTGCTATGGCCAAGTCGTTAGGCTTACTACTCAAGTTTATACCGGCATTAAAAACCTTTATTGGATTGCTGAAGTTATTCCGTCTCGCATTCCTGGCTTCGCCGATTGGTATCATCCTAGCATTAGGTGCGGCACTGGCCTTGCTCTATGATGATTACAAAACATGGAAAGACGGTGGCAAGTCACTATTTGACTGGTCTAAGTGGACTGATGGTATTGATACTATAATTAATAAAATTAAAGATTTTCTAGATATTCTCAATAGGGTCAAAAATAAGACTATTGAGTTTGTTCAGAAAATTATTAATGATCCTGCTGGGGCATTAAAAGATGTAGCAACAGATGTTAAAGAGAGTGTAGATAAAACAAAGAAAGCTGTAGAAGAATATGTAAACCCTCCCGAGCCAGAAAAGGTTACACCTACGCAAGAAAAGGTCGCAACTGCTACACAATATGTTAAGAGCGTAGTTGAGAAAGGCGTGGCAGCAGCTACAGGAGTCGCTAAAGCTACAGTTGAGGCGGTGAAAAGGGTTGTAAATCCAGGTAATTCAAAATATGCATTCAGTTTTGGAAGCAAAATTGATGGATATATTAAAGAAGCTTCCAAGAAATATGGAATACCTGAAGATGTGTTGCGCGGTTTCGTAAAAATGGAGGCTGGTTGGACCGGGAAAATGTCACCTACTGGAGCAATTGGTACTGGGCAATTTATTCAATCCACATGGGATGGTTTAGCTAAAACTGATGCTGGTAAAGAAATTGGCATGACACAAATTGGTGATCGATTCCGTACCAAAGATGACCCTCGTTATGACAAGCGCATCAATACATTAGCTACAGGTTTACTCGCGAAGCAGAATGCCAAGATATTAAAAAAGTACGGATTGGCAGTTACAGGAGAAAATTTATATCTCGCCCACAATATCGGTGCTGAAACATTTGCCAGAGCTTTGTCTGGTAAGGGAGCATCAAAAAAAGGACTTTTGGCAATGCGTCAAAATGGGATGAAAGAAAATGAAACTCCACAGCAGTTTGTCTTGAGGCAAGCTGGGATATTCAAGAAGCATTACAAGGCAGCGAATAAGTTAGTCGAAAGTCCAATAAATGATAATTCGACCGCTTTAAATGTTGATGCTTCGTTTGGTACTTATGGGCCACCAAATGGCAACCCTCATAAATCTCAAGTGAATAATTCAAACTCTTTGAGTGCAAGTAATGTCGTTATTCATCAATCCTTTCAAACTGATGTTACAGTTAATGGTGCTTCTAGTCCTATGGATTCTGCTAATGCCATAAAACGCCAACAAGAATATTCTTTAGTGTTTATGGCAAGAAGTGCAAAAGGTGCATTCGTAGGTTAGTTTGCATCAATGTCGGCTTTTAATTGTTTAGCGCGCTCATTATTCAATTTGACAATACAATTAGAATGATTGTTCTTCTCACCATGATAGTTGCTGTATGTAGTACAGTAACTATTTCGGTAAGTTAACCAATCTTTTTGAGAGTTAGTAAGATCTTTTAGAACATTAGGGTTATAACTAATTTGCTCTTTAGATTGCTCAGATAATTTTTTTAAATTTGTAGTTACTTTTGCATATGATTCATCTTCATAACATTTTGCGACATCAACAGGATCGTTGAAATAGATTTCACAATTAGCAAGTGCACCCATGCTAATTGTTGAAGCAAAAAGTATTGATAGAAATTTTTTCATTGATCAAATCCAAGTTTAATAAATTGATTGAGGAGAGTATTTCTTATTGTCTAAACATTTCTTTAAGGAATGCAATGCGTTGTTTATATAAGATCGACTGGCAAGTTAAATCATAGCTGACCGTTGCTGGGCTTCCTTGGGTGTCTGCTACAACGAAATCGCCACATTGTAATTCTTTATATTTCAACCATGCTTTTTGAGATGAATCCAATTCTTGCTTTGCCTCGGTTTGGGTATAAGCTTTTTTATATATTGAATTCAATTCACTTTTAAGACTTTTAATTTCTTTATCAAGCATTTGTAAGTCACTATGTAAGCTACCAGCGAATGTGGAGGAACTTAGGGAAATTACAATAATTAGTACTATTTTCTTCATTTCGAATTTAGAGGAATGGCTTTAAAAAGTATTATATTTTGAATATATCTAAAATCAAATCAATAACATCATTTCAAAAAAATGATCTTTTTCGTGCTTTTAAAATTTCTATCTTAGCGAAAAAGGTGATACAAAAGGATAATTACTGTTATAATAAATTGACTTATGCCATGTTTGACATTGGTTATTACGTATAATAATTGTTTGTAATTTTTTTGATGGAGATATCTTTTGTCTGCTAATAAATCCGCTATGAAACCAATTTCACCTCTTAAGTCTAACAATAGAATCGATGGTTATCAGGTTGAAGCGGTTGCAACTCCGACACAAGATCAAAATCAATTCAAATTTCACCTATCTGTTGATGATCTACCTGTTCCAGCTCGTAGATATGTATCTGATTATTGCTTTTTTGAATCAGATGCAAATTTTATAAAAATTTTCTTTTGTGAAAAACGATTTACTTCTCAAGATGCTAGAACTTGTCTTCAAATAAAAATTAAAAATGAAGCAGTTAGGGATTTTGTGAATGAATTAAATGAAACTGACAAAATAATGGCTGATCAAGATCTTAAACCTTTAGATCCACCTCGTTTCGAAAGAGAACCAGATCAGTATGTTAAATTAGTTTCTAATGTATTGTTTGTATCTTCTGATAGTAGCGAGGCATGTATTGATTTTTATCATATATCTCCATTTAATAAGACAGCATTAAAAAATAATAGAAATTTTAATTTAGGTGTTGAACCAATGGTTCGTGTTGATTTGGAAACTAAGGATTTAGAAAGATTATTTAAATCTTTATGCAATTCAGTTAATAAATAATAGGAATTATAAAAATGTATGGTTTTGAAAGTTATCAAGTATCAGCATGGCAAGAGAATGGTTTGTTGAGAGCTATTGATTCTGTTACAGATGATCTTGTCCAAAAAACTCGTGATCAGTCTAAAAAATTTGTTAAAAAAATCTCTACTATTGGAAAATCTTTGAAGGATTCAAGAAATATAGCTGATTTTTTTACTGAAATTTTTTTAGATTCTAGTGATAGTGTTAAATCGAATACTTCTTTTACTCACTATGTCTCTGCCGAAGAATTAACAGCAAATCAAAAATTAAGATTGAATTTTGATTTTCTTAAGAATTATCCTTTAGATGAAAATCTTATTAAGCCAACAAAGTTTTCAATCGCAGTGGTTGAATGGCTATTGGATAAATTTCCTAACTTTAATGGTAAGGGTGAAATGGGGCTGGATTATGATGGAGAAATTTATTTTAAATTTACCCATAAAGATCAAACTGGATATTTATCTATAGAGGATGGTGGATTAATGCATTTTCTATATATAGATTCTGAAAAGAAAAAAACTCGTTTAGATGGCATCTATTTTAAAAAAGGGACTATTCCTGCTGTAATTTTAAAAGAGCTGAATAAGTTTTAATCATAATATTGAAGTTAAGAAAGATAGAATGTCATTATCACCTGAAGAAACATTAAATAGATCAATTACTGCTTCAAGCGAATTTGAACAAAATGAAATAATTGATGATCAAAAAGTTGAAACGATTCTTGCTGATCAAAAATTTGAAGATACTGTTATTGATAATGAGCAGTTTGTAAATAGATGCACATTTATGCACCCTTTTACAAATCAACTTATTTCATCTAATTTTACAGAGAAAAATGGTAACGCATTGTCTGTTTATTGGCAGAAACATTGTAAAAATGATCAAGAAGTTCATGATAGAGGCTTAAGTCTCTTATCAAAAAGGTTAGAGAGACAGCCAGATTCTAAGGAGAAATATTTAGGATTTGTGAGTCTTGCTGTAATAGATATTAGAGCAATACAGAGTTCCGATGATTATTGTTTTGATGTAATTTATTGTCCAGATGATATTGAGTATGATATTGCCCATAGTCATATCCAAATTATGAAAGATGGAAATACCTTCGGAGGTAAGGTTTCCAGAAATACTCGAAGAGAATTAATCGATGAAGGTATTTTACAACTATTAAATACAATGACTTTGAAAGAATATGAAGCATGAGTTTTCTAAATTTTAAACCTCGCATTTAGCGAGGTTTTTTTATAGGTGAAATTATGGCAATAGGAACATTAGTCAATGGTGCCCTAGGATCTGCCACGGCAGTAACTAATTCGGAGATCTTAGGTTCACTATTATTGTCTGGGCGTGGACGAACAATCATGGGGCTTTTTGCAGATGTTACGATCGAAGAAAAGCATAAGGATGAACACAACATTACCGAACACCCTACGGAAGTGGGTGCACCGATTTCAGATCATGCATTCAGCGAACCACCAGAACTAACAATGAAAGTGGGTTGGTCCGAAAGTGCGGGAACCTTAAATGGATTCTTGGGTAATACGATTCTTGGGGGGAATACTAGCTTAAGCATTGTTTATCAAACACTACTTCAGTTAAAAGATCGAAGCGTTCCACTCATTATCTCAACCGGAAAGCGCTTATATACAAACATGCTTATTAAGTCGCTTGGATGTACTACCGATCGACAGACTGAAAATGTTTTGATGATCGATATTACGTTTAAAAAAGTTCTTATCGTCAGTACAGAAACAGCATTGGTCGCTATTGAAAATCAAGCTAGCCCTGAAGCAACGGCCGCAGTCAATAACGGCGGTACCGTTCAAGCAAAACCTATTAATGAATCTGCGGCCAGCCAAATTGCCGGAATGGTTAAATCGGCTCTATTCGGTGAATAACTATGTTTTACGAAATACCACTAAATAATGGCAATCAAAAATTTAGTATTCGGTTAGGTGGAACACAATATAAATTGCAACTCATCTACCGGGTAGAAAGCTGGTTCTTGGATATTTTTGATAATGCTGAAAACCCTTTAATTGCTGGTTTACCTTTGTTGATGGGGGATAATTTGCTTATTCAACACCAGCATATTATTAGTGGTTCATTGTATGTGCTTAATACCAATGAAGATGAAATCCAGCAATTCACCGATTTAGGTACGATGATAAAATTGTTTTGGAGTGACTCATGACAATGCAGTGGATGCGTAACTTTAGGCTAACCATACAAGTAGATAAAAATGCCCCTGATGCTTTGGATATCTCAGAATTTAAAATTACATTCGTTGTAAGTCAGGGGACTACTGAGCAGCCTAAGGCGGCAGAGATCTATATTTATAATCTATCTCATCAAACTATGAACCTTTTGGCTGGAGTTGATGACTCAAAAAAAGACACTCAGATCATTCTAGCGTGTAGTTATGATAAGGATGAGCCTGAGGTTATTTTTAAAGGTAGTGTTTTTCAGTTCAGACGTGGCCGCAGCAGTCCGGTAGATACATATCTTTGTGTTTTGGCTATATCGGGAGATCAGGTAAAAAGCGCCGTAATTAAACAATCTGTACCCGCTGGGACATCAATTCAGGGATTAAGTGAACTGATTGAAGAGGAAGTCAAAAAATACGGTATTGATGTTGGTGAAATAGCAGCATTGAGCGATCAAAAGTATCCGCGTGGCCGTGTTCTTTTCGGAAGTTTACATGGGTATATCGAAAAGATTGGCAAAGAGAATAACGTCACTTATGACTATTCAGATGGCGTTTTAAGTTCTACTGAACTAGATAAGTGGACGCTTCAGCCAATGTTTGTTTTAACTGCTAGTACGGGGATGGTGGGGATGCCTCAGCTTACAAGCGAAGGCTTAGTAGTTAAGTGTTTACTTAATCCAAAGTTAAAGCGTAAGGACCGTATACAAATAGATCTTACTAATCTGCAGTCTGAGAATTTTGATATTTCATATGGTGGTCAACAAGTAGATCAGCCGCAAAAGACTCCAAAGCTTGCGACCAATGCCCAAGGTATTTTTATTATCCAAGCATTAGAACATAGCGGTGATACACGTGGGGATGAGTGGTACACAAACTTGGTTTGTACTGCTCTTGGTGCCGTGGTACCGAAAAGCGGAATTACCATAAATGCGGTAGATGATATCTGGACTCCAGAGCAGGAGGGTACCTAATGGCATTATCAAATAATGAGCGTTCACCGGATCTGCTAGAAATTATTAAAGATGTGGTTAGTGAGGAGGTTTTAGGGATTTGGACTAATTTACCCTGTGAAGTGGTTAGTTATGATCCGGATGCTGTGACGGTAGAAGTAAAGCCATCAATCCGTGTGCCGGTGCGAACTCCTGAAGGTAGTATCAAGATGATTGAAATTCCGATACTGCAAGATGTGCCTGTGATGTTTCCCTGCGCTGGTGGCTTCACTATCACTCATCCAATCAATGTTGGTGATGAATGTATAGTTAGCTTCTCTTCGCGCAATATCGACCTCTGGTGGCAATCAGGAGGGGTTCAAAATCCTTTTGATACTCGACACCATGATTTATCCGATGGCTTTGCTTACTTTAAACCTCAATCACAAGCCAAAAAGATTAAAAATATTTCTGCAGAAAATCTGGAAATTAGATCCGATGACAATGCGACTAAGATCCAAATTACACCAGTTGGAATTATTAACTTTTTTGGAAAGAAAGCGGTTTTCGATTGTGATGTAGAAATTAAAAAAACACTGAAAGTAACAGGTCTGATTGAGTCACTTGAAGATGTTATTGCGAAGACTGTGAGCTTAATTAAGCACATTACTACAGGTGTTAAATCTGGTCCTGATACATCGGGGCCACCACAACAATAGAAATCAATATGAGGGGCGCGAAAGCGTCTTTTTTTATGCGCTATAGAAAACTTTCAAGTGATGGCGACTATGTCTTCGGATCTGGCAAGAATGATTTTCTTATTAATTCTCCAGAGACAGTGACGCAAGCAATTTTTACGCGCTTAAAACTTTGGCTTGGCGAGTGGTTTGCAGATACATCGGATGGTACCGGATGGAATCAATCCATTGTCGGCAAACAATCTAAAAATCTTTATGAGCTCACACTACATCAGCGTGTACTTGAGACACCAGGCGTAAAAAGCATTGTAGATTTTCAAAGCGCACTAGATCCAGAAACACGCCGTTTAACTGTCTCAATGACAGTGAATACCATATTCGGCGAAGTATCTCTTAACGGGGACTTAACAACATGACTTTAACAACTGTAGCGCCAGTTATTACTGATGCTGGTGTCAGCGCACCTACATATTACGAGGTCGATGACTATCTTAAAACTGAGTACAAGGGTATTTACGGTGAAGATGCGTATTTAGAAAACGATAGCCAAGACGGTCAAATGATTGGTGTTTTTTCGCGTGCTATAGCTGATGTAAATAGTGCTTTTATTAAGCTTTACTCTACTTTTTCACCAAAAACAGCAACAGGAGATGCGTTATCAAGGAATGTGGCCATCAATGGTATTTCACGTCAGCTACCTACATTTTCAACAGTAGATCTAGAAATCACAGGCACCCCTGGAACTGAGATAAAAAAAGGGTATGCACTTGATCGGAATGGCAATCAATGGATGTTCCCTGATCTGGTAATTATCCCAGCGTCTGGAATAGTTGTTATTACTGCTAAGGCGAAAAAGCCAGGCTCAATATTAGCGCTGAGCAATACCATCACAACCATTGGTAAACCTACGCGAGGTTGGAGGGGAGTAAATAACCCTGCAACCTCATCTCTAGGTATGTCGGTTGAAGTTGATGCAAAGTTGCGACAACGTCAGGCACTTTCGGTTGCAATTCCATCTCAGTCAAAGACAGATAGCATCAAGGGTGGGCTTTTTAGTTTAGCCGGTGTTTCACGTTGTAAAACTTATGAAAACGATAGCGACAGAGTCAATGATTTAGGCATGCCGCCTAATAGTTTATGTGTTGTTGTTTCTGGTGGTGATGCAAACGAAATAGCTGATCTTATGCGGGTTAAGAAGAGCTTAGGGTGCGGATGGTTTGGCAATGTAAATGTAGCCATCACTAATGTGTTTGGTGATGAGGTAACAGTCTCAATTTATCGGCCAAATATCCGAAATATCGGTTTTAAACTGAATGTCGTAGGTTCATCGGAATACACAAAAGAAATTGAAGACAATATCAAGCAAAACCTAGCAGATTACGTGAACCAGCTTGATATTGGTGATCGGATCATGCTCAACAAGCTTTATATTCCTGCTGGCTTATTTGGGAACTTAGACTCTGAGACCTATCAAATTGATTCTATTCAAATCCTATCGGACGGCGTTGTTATTGAAGGTAATTACAGTCTTGCATTTAATGAAGTCGCTTATTGTGACTCAGACAATATCGAGATTAATACCTCAGGAGGGTTCTAGGTGGACGCAAGTAAATATATTGCCCTCCTAACTAGCCAGCATCGAGATAAGCCAAAGTTTAGAAAGACAGTAGATGTATTAATTAATCCTTTAATTGATTGCCTTGAGTTTCTAAATAGCCTTAACGATAAATTTGATCTTGATACGGCTACCGGTGACCAATTGCAGATTATCGCTGATTGGGTAGGGGCACCTAACTCTATACCTAATGCGGTGCCAGTTCCTTATTTTGGATTTCAAGGTCAACCCGGTTCTCTAACTTGGCGTGATACTGAGTATCCGAATATTAAATCAGGCTATTGGCGTGAATCGGGTATGAGTGGATATACCGCATTGAAGATGTCTCCGCAGCTTTTCAAAAAAGTAATTAAAGCCAAAATTTTGCTTAATAAAAGTGATTGTTCCGAGCAGTCAGCAAAAGAAATTATTTCTCTCGTAATCGACAAACAATTCAAGTTTATAGACAACTTAAATATGACGATAACGTTCACATTTTTAGAAAGTTATGAGGTTTACGAGCGAGAGTTAGTTAAATTAATGTTCCCTGTACCTTCTGGTGTAAGGCTGATTTTCGAGGGCGAAGATGAGTATTGAAAAATTAACAGAGTTTGCAGAGCTTGCAGATGAGCACAATAGTCACAAGGAAGGGTTGGAACTTGACAAAGGGTTTCCATCATTAACCCAACCGGCACGACAGTGGTTTAACTGGTTGCTAAATTCAATTACCAAGAAGGTAAATGAAATCATTGATGAAAAACTAGATAAAGACGCTATCTCAGCTTCAGCTACAAAGTTAGCCACAGCAAGAAAAATTGGCGGCATTTCTTTCGATGGTACAGCTGATATTGATTTACCCGGGGTAAATAAAGCCGGTGATCAAAACACTACAGGTAATGCCAGTTCTGCAGACAAGTTAAAAACGAGCCGGACTATTAACTTTACTGGTGTAGTAAAGGGTAGTGGTACGTTTGACGGATCTCAGAACATTACGATTGATACGGTAGACGGTGGAACCTTAGGTGAAAAAGCCATAGCGGTAATTCGCTTAACTGGTTCAACGTTTGATTTAGTCAAAAGTCGTGGATTTGCTTCTGTATCAAATAGTGGAGGTGGTCAAATTGAGTTTACATTATCGGCTGCTGCTCCAGACACTGATTATGGGATTGTGTGTATGGGTACAAGTAATGATACGGCTGCTGTTAGCCTTCAAGAACGTGAGGACTTTGCACGTACAAAAACAAAATTCAGATTGATGGGAGCCTTTGGTGGTGATAACACTCAAGGAGCGTATACACCAAAAATTTGCACAGTAGTTGTTTATTACTAATCTGATTCATTTAATTTTTCAAACCGCCTTCCGGCGGTTTTTTGTTGCGTGGAGATTTTGTTATGGCAACAAACTGGAATGCGGTATTAGCGAATATTAATAATGCATCGGATATCTTAGCGATTCTAAGAAAAATACTTCCTTTACTTGATGGAAAGGTAGATGGTACTACGTTAGATGAGATTCTTACTCAGTTAAATAAAGTAGCTGAAGATGGTGAAATTACGATCCAAGAAGCATTAGAAACCATTAACCTGCTTGAGCAAAAGATATTAGATCGTACTTCAGCTTTTGATGAGGCTATTGAAGCTGCCGCAGCTGCTGGAGCGGGTTCGAATGGTTGGACAGCTGATTTAGTAGCTTACGCAGGTAGTACCCAAAAGCAGTTTAATGATTCTCAGAATAATTTAAACCTGACAATCATCAATTATGTAAATCCAAAAATGTTTGGGGCTAAAGGTGATGGTGTTACTGATGATGCACAGGCTATCCGTAACTGTTTTATCTTCATGGTAGCAAATAAAGCTACATTTAATGATCCTTCCTATTCGGAGTATCTATATAACAGCAATATTCTAGTAAATGCACCCAATCAGAAGCTTGTTATTAGTGGCAACTGCAAGTTTATTAGTGAAAATAATTACATAACATTTTCAGGCACTAAGGAGCAGTTGGGCTATATATCTTTTTCTGCATCAAGGAATAGCAAGACAATTACATTAAATCAAAATGCAGTTTTGAATAAAGGTGACTTGATTGCTATTCATAATAGTCGAGTTTCTTCGTTATCATCTCATGAATCTTACTATTACGACGGTGAATATAAGACAGTAGAGGCATCTTCAGGAAACGTTATTACTTTAGAATCCATGTTAGAAACCAGTTACCCAGCTGGTATCCAAGATAAGGTCTGGAAAGTTAATCCGATCATACTTGATATTCGAGGTGTCAAATTTAAAAGCAGTGGATTAAGTGCCATAAAGATTTCACTATCAGCATATAGTTATTTTGACTTTAACTCAGAAAACCCCTCCACATCATCTGGTGCACAGAACTCATTTAATCTCGATCGTTCCTATAGTTCCTATATTGCTGGCGGAAGGCATATCAAGGTTAATCTGTCTGGTAGTGGAACTGATTACGGAATCATCATAGGTAATAGTCAAGATATTCTTGTTGAAGCAGATTATGTATTTGGTGCAAGACATGGGTGTGCAATCGGTGGAGATGACACGGATATGGCTGCTCCAAATCGTCGTATTCACTGTGAGAAAATGACTATTGAAAACTCTCCTACGTCATTGCTACATGCGGCTGATATGCATGGCAACACAATAGATTGTCATTATCGAGACAATTATATTAAAGGCCGTATAAGTTTATCAGGACGTAACCCTAAAGCTATTAATAATAAGATTCACGTTCACCCGGGTGATATTCGAGTTCCAATCGGATTGTCACAGCTAATTGGTGGACGCGTAGAAAGTATTAACAATGAAGTGGTAACAAGTGGAGGGGCTTCGTATATTTTAGGATGGCTTGCATCTTCTACAATTCAAAAGGCATCAGAACCAACAACATTAGTTCTTCAAGACATTAAGTTTGAAGGAAATCCAAATATGGTGGGAATATTGGCTGCATTTAATTTGCCTGTAAGTAGTAATGTTATTTTAGACGGATTCGAACTTGTTGGGAGTGCACCAATTTTTGATCGTCTTTTAAATTATTCTGCTGGTGCTTCCGCAGTCAAACCTTCATTTATACAGATTACAAGGCCTAAATTTGCCGTTCCTGATTCTATTATTTTAATTGCTGGAGATGCAGGGTTAGCTGGTGTAGCTAAACAAGTATTTCCGTCTAGCGGCACTACCGAATCGAATGGATCATGGATACGAAATTCTGATGGCACAATGGAGTGCACAATCCGTGTAACAGCCACCCTGCCTGTTACTACTACGGCAACTGGTGGGTTTAAAACTGCTGATATTCAATGGACTTATCCAAAGCCATTTGTTGCTCAGCCACGATTAAGCCCAATGATTTTCGATAATGTTAGTGTGCAAATCAAAGCCACAAGTGCTGGCACTTCATCTGCCAAAATATACAGTTTTTCAAATATTTCAGTTGAAAATGCGGGTATTAACTTTGACATCACTGCCAAAGGCAAGTTTTTATATTGAGGGTTAATGAAATGTATTATGTATCTTATAAAACAACAGGTCATCCGATTTTTATAGGGAAGCTTAAAGAAGGTGAACCGACAGGCAAACCCTTCGTAGTTTATAAAAGTTTAGATGGTTTGCTTGTCGGTGATGAAAATTATCTTTACGACGAAACAAAAAGTTTACTTCGTTGGGAAGGGTTACAAGAACCTGAATATGAGCGCGAAATCATAGGCTTTGCTGATACTGAAGATGAAGCTTTCGAAATAGGTACTTCACAATAAATTTTAATTAAACCACTTAAGCCCTAAGCCTAAAAGCTAGGGCTTTTTTATTATCTAAACTCTGGAGAGATTATTAATGGAACCAGTTTCAACAAGCGGTTTAACAGCACTTTTAAAATTTTATGGTGCGGCAATTATGGTGACTTTAGCAGTCGCTTTAGTTGCAGCAGTTGTTTTGATGACACGTATGCCACGCTCACCACAAGAATGGGCCGTGGGGCTGATTTGTACAGTTGTGTCAAGTCTGGCGGGCGGATCATTCATTATTGTGAAGTGGGGGCTTCATGAGTGGATTACTGATATTTGGGGAATGATCGCTCTTGGCGGGTTTTTCTTTATTTGCGGAATTCCCGGATGGGCTTTAGTCCGGTGGATCTTTAACTTTATTGATAAACAGGAAGGTAAGACGATTGTCGAAGTAATTAAAGAAGTAAAGAAAGCCAGAAAAGATATCGAAAACAGTTAATGCCGCCGAAAGGCGGTTTTTTATTATCTGAGGAAAAACGAAATGAACATCGAACAATATCTTGAAGAACTCATTAAGCGTGAAGGTGGTTATGTAAATAACCCCGCGGACCGTGGTGGTGCAACAAAATACGGTATTACCGAAGCTGTTGTTCGAGCAAACGGATTCAAAGGAAACATGAAGGATTTACCACTTGATATCGCCAAGTCTATTTATCGGAAACAATACTGGATCTCGCCGCGTTTTGACCAGGTGAACGCCGTTTCTTCTGCAGTAGCTGAGGAGTTATTAGACACAGGAGTAAATTGTGGCACCGGCTTTGCAAAACCTCTTTTACAACGAGCTTTGAACTTGCTAAACAACCAAGGTAAAGCAGGTTGGCCAGATCTAACTGTAGATGGAATTTATGGGCCAGCTACATTAAATGCATTTAAAACTTATCTGGTCAAAAGAGGGAAAGAAGGCGAGAAGGTATTAGTGCGAGTACTTAATATCATGCAAGGGCAGCGCTACATCGAAATTTGTGAGCGTAATCCAAGCCAAGAGCAATTTTTCTTTGGCTGGATATCTAATCGGGTTTCGTAATGAGGGTTCGAGTTTTATTGTGCATTCTATTATCAGAATGCACAGTTCATATGATCAAAAAAACGTGAATGTTGAGTTTAGTGTTAAAGCATTTTATGAAATTTATTAGGTAATTTAAGATGAAAAAAATAATTCAAATTTTATATATTATTCTCCTTTTCTCTTCACCTTTTATTTCATGGTATTTCCAAAACTACCATAGTGAAGAGTTATGGAATTATATTCGCAGACTTTGCTTTTGATATATATTCAAGTTTAATATCATCTTTAGCATATTGATTAAAAGTAACACCAAAAACCTTCTGTATAGATATTAAAGAAGTTAAAAAAGTTGCAGTAGTAAGGTAAGGAAAGCCTGTATTCAATCCATTATCCGCTAGAATAGCAGTACCAATTGCCCCAACTCTCTCTATTATATTAATTGGATCAAAATTAAGATTAAATTCTACACTTCTTTTGTCTGTGAATGCGAATCGCTCCAATAAGGTTTTATCTAACTCTTCTACAGCATTGTTAAAACGTTTAATTTCACTTTCTTTTAAAGCATGAAGCGTATTTTTAGGTAATTTGACTATTAAGTTATCAATAGACTCATGTAAGGCTGCTAATTCTGCAGATCTTTTGAGTTTAAAATTTAATAATTTTTCTACACTATTTTCATCATTGACGATAGGATAGGGCAAGCACTTAGACAAACGCAGCCTTGTCATGTTTGCATCTTTCTTATGCTCAGGCATATATTGTGGCTCTCCATTTGCATGGCATATAGTCCAATCTTCACCTTCTGCTCTTAATTTTTCTGAGGCAACATCACCAAAAACCCAAAGTTCATGACTTGCAAAATTTTGTATATTACCACCAGACTTGTAAGGTGAGTTCTTTGGATACTGTAAAGAATATAGTTTTTCTAATACACCTTGACGCATAAATTCTAAATCACAAGGGAGATCGATATTGACTACGCTGCTAGATACAACTATTTTGTCCCAATACAACGCATAATAAAACATATCTTCTTGTGACATTCCTTCAGTCAGAGTAAAACCATTTTGGGTTGCTTGCACGTTACCAGGGTATAAAAGGATACCGCGATCAATATATTGAGAATTCTTACTTTTGCTCTTTTGTGAGAAGCTCTCTACAGGTAAAAAATCAAATGTTTTAATATTTGGTAGTGTTCTCATGCTATTTATAATTGTTAAAAGAGCAGTTCGAGTTTTACCTGAATTATTTGATAAATATTCATCAAGATGATTTGATAAATTATTGATTAGATAATGAATATTTTCTAAATCATCATTTTTTATATATTTCTTGTTGTACTTAAAATCACTAAAAAATTCATAAAAATTGTTTCTAGCCTCATAAGGTAGATCGTTCATCATCCCATGGTTATATTCTTTTTCAAAACTCAAGATAGCATTTACAATTTGTCGATTTTCTTTTAGATCTAATAAAATAGACTCAATTATTTCAATTTTATTCATAAGTTTTATTCCTAATTAGTAAGTGAAACTTTAAATCTAATTTAGTGCTATTGGTTTGGTAAATTGCGCTGTATATTTTCAATTGGAAAAATATTTCTTGTAAATGAGGCATCTTCTTACCTTAGATTTTTGTGATGCTCTCAATTCAAATTAACTTATCATAAGTTAAATAAAAAAGATTCTACACTATTAAAAATATTGGATATATTCTGCCTTCTTAACCAGAAGTTGTAATTTGTGTAAAATATTTCAGAAGAAGTATTAAAAATTAATTTTTTTCAAGACTTATAAAATTTATCCTTATTTTATTCATATATTACTTAACTATTGTTGGCTGATCCCACCTAAAAGGGTTTTTACTTAATTTATCCCGAGACATAGACCAATTCCGACCAGGAACAAAACACGGTCCGACTCCTAATTTCTTCTTTCCAAACTTGCTATGGATACCGTCCATAGCCTGCATTAAGCACTCTTTTTTCTGTATATGTGCAAAGTCAGTTAAGAGGTCATATGTATGGCCAGATTTTGGCTCAAGACCTGTCAGCACAACACCGCACTTTTTATATTTAATTCCTTCTTTATAGATTTCGTTCAACATCCTTGTTGCTGATCACACCATTGATCGGAAAATGAACACTCGGAATGAGTTAATTATCTATTTAAAACTCAAAACATGCTTTTAAAATAGTATTTTATAAAGTTTTAATTGTGGTATATGTTATATTTTAATTTAATAATATTAATGATTATATTTTTAAGAATTAAAGATTTTGTTGGTTTTAAGAGTTAATCTTTTTGATGGTTTTAAGGGGGTGTAGTTTAAAATATTATGCTTAAAATATTGATATGGTGAAATTGAATATTTAAATTCCAAATGATTGATTTATAATGATTAATTTAAATTAACGTGCTGGTTTTGTAGGGAAAAATATTTTATTTAATAAAAATAAATAGATTCTAAAATAATAATTTTATTTTTAGAATAAATCATTAATCTATTGGTTTTTATTTTTTCTTATTTTAAGTCTAGACTGATTAGTCTCGCCTTAAAATAATTTGGTTGAATTTTAAAAATGTAATCATTTTTTTGAAATATTTTGTTACTTAGAATATTGTTTGTTCTATTTAATAATTTTTAATTTTTTGATTATATAGGGTCAATTATTTAACTACGAGCCATAGGAGCTTTTTAAAATGAAGATAGTAGCTTTGTTAATATCTATTTCTTTTGCAATTTTATTATATTTTAGCATAAAGTTTGGTTTTGATTTAAAAACTGCAATTTATACTTTATTTTTATTAATAGTATGGTCTTCAAGTGCTTATTTTATATATAGAATCTATATGGATACTGGCTATTCTAAGCACTGGTTCTATTTGATTTTTGGTATATTACTTAGTTTCTGCTTTTATCCATTATTAGAATTTTATTCATTAAAAACAGAAAGTTATGATTTGTTGGATTGGGCGGGTTTACGAGAAAATAACTTTAGGCTAGGTATACAGAAATTGTGGTTTGGTTTATGGTACGGTAAGCTTGCAATCACAGCCGTATTTGCAACGATTTCAATAGTAATTCAGCAAATATTTGATAATGATTAAATAACAATAGAAATAGTAGAAATAATAACTGCCTTGAGCAGTTGTTATTATTTCTACTATTTCTATTAATTTTTCAATTTTTTACTATTTTTAGGAAAAAATTAGCAGTAAATTCACCGATCGGCATTTCAAAGAAAAATTGATCAGCATCTTCTTTTTTACAGTTCAACCAATCCTCTCGATACTCTTCGGGAATGACGATAATCGACCTCTTTTCATCTTCAGGTTTATGAAACTGGCTCATGAAAGGGTGGCCATCAGCATTAATTGTGAGCATCGACATAGATCTAATTTGTTTACCATCAATCACCGTTGAATCATAAATTGCCGCCACTGTAAAAGGTAAACCATCTTCACGATAAATTCCCCAACGTTGTGCTTTACCGTTTACGTACTTTGGTTCATAGATTTTTTTGACAGGTATTAATGCAAACTGGCTTTTAGCCCACGCATGTCGGAAGCTCGGCTTTTTATCTACCGTCTCAGTTCTAGCGTTATATGTATACTTAGAAAACTTAAGATCATGGTTCCAAGGTGGAATCATGCCAAACTTAACTTGGCGCCATTCAATGTGGCCATCTCTGGAGAAAATAAGAGGGCAGTCGTAACCCGGATAAACATCGGCTTTATAGTCGAATGTAGGTTCGAATAGATCTAAAAGGTGTACACGGTCTTTTGATATTGGTTCATAGTTTGCGCACATATTTTTACCTTTATTATTATTATTGCTATTAATTCTATTTTACGAATTTAGAATGATTAACAAAGTTTAAAATCTTTGAGGTTTTGTTGTCTATGAGATGTAGATAAATAGGAGTGAGATAAGTTAGCTAATTTTTGGCTAAAAACTACACTTTTCAAATAAAATTAAGAAATCGATAAGATGCTTACATATTGCTTACATGAGAGCAGGCATTAAAAAAACCACTTAGGATTAATACACCTAAGTGGTTTTTTTATTTGGTGGGCCCACCGTGACTTGAACACGGGACCAACGGATTATGAGTCCGCTGCTCTAACCAACTGAGCTATAGGCCCTATAAGTCAGAAAAGCTTTTAATCTCAAGGCTTTTCAGTGCGTGCAATACTAATCAATTTTTAAATTAAACACAAGTCATTTTCTAAAGTAGGCACATAGTGGACCCAAAAAAGATTGTGTTATTTTGGTTAAATATTACGAGCGAGAGTGATTCTAGCGTATGAGTACTTCATGAGTAAAGTGGACTTAGTTATTTATCGATCAATTAGAACTTATTCCAGCCAGAAGTTTATAGTGAGTGAGATTTAATTGCCTATCCTGTTCAAATCATTAATTCTATTTAAAATAGGTATTGTTTAAAATTCAACCAAGTTGTAGGGTGATTGAATACTACTAAAAATATAAACTAGATAAGGTCACTCAAACTAATAGAGTACAAGCATAATTTATATATGTGTGTTTTATGCACAATTTATCAATTTTTTATTAAACACTATTTTAATAAAACAATGAAAGTATTATAAATAAAATGAATTCAAGAAATATTTGGTCTTCATTGAATGTTTAAAAAAATATTGCTTCAAAAAAAATTATATTTATAGAGTCGATGAGTTGTATCATAGTCAATTTTATATCACACTAATCTGAGTTATTCTCTGAAATTTCATTGAAACTGTAATAAATCTAGTAAAGGTAAGTATTTTTAAGTGATATGAATTAGAGAGTCTAATTAATATTAAAAAATAAGAATAAAGGATCATACTTATAAAATTAGTTTTATTTTAGGAGATACAAATTTTTACGTTTGTAGGCAGGGTAGATGATTGTAAATTACTCAGAAAATGTTACGAGACTAAAGTCTTTAAAAAAATAAATCTAATATGTGATAGGTAAAGCTTTAAGGGTAAATATGATTTTTAATAAATGAAGTTAGAGACATCTTAACATTAAAAGCTTTATCTCAATTTATTAAAAAATTAGCACTTTCTAGTGGGGAAGTTGGAAGTTTTTTTAATTGAAATTTCTTTCTTTTTCTAATGTGTTTTCTATATAAAACTTAAAGTGTGACTACTTTCACACTGGGTACAATTGATTGTATTTCATTGATTTTATTCTTGACTAAAATGCTAGGTTTTAATAAAGTACAAATGTATTTTCCCAAAATAAAAAACTATTGCTTAGTCCTGAAATACAGTAAGAAGCCTGCTTTTAAAGTAGGCTTCTTGCTTTTTGTAATATGGGGAAATAGGAAAGAGCAATAATCTGAATTTTAAAAGTAAGTATATATAATCAGAAGTAAAACTATAGAAAGATCATGTATGTACAGAGCTACAGTATAAGAAATTATAAATTTTCTTGAATAATTTGAATGAGTTCTCGAGCGGCTTTAGATAAGGGGCGATCTTGAAGCCAAATTAAGTAAATGGATAGTGGTAAATGATTTTTGGTATTTTTAAAATCTAAAAGAACTAACTGACCTTGATCGATTTTTTCTTGTACTAATGATAGAGGGAAATTCCCCCAACCTAGTCCTGCTTCAACCATATTAATTGCGGTTTGTAGACTATTCGTTTTCCAGTACATTGCACCAATAATTGAACGCGAATCTGTCATTTCATGATCACTACTCGCTACTACAATTTGTCTAATATTGATTAACTCTTCAATAGAAAACCGCTTTGTTTTTTCTTGTAGAAGAGTATGACTAGACGAGATAGTAGCAACGACTGTTTCAGTCATTACTAATTGCAAATTTTCACGCATTTTTATATTGAGGTCTGAACCTGCTAAGCAAAGACTAATTTCTTCCCTATAAAGTAAATTAACGATGTCATCTTGAGGTGCGGTAATAACCTCTATATTTAATAATGGGAATTTATCAGCTAACTTTTTTATTGAATAGAATAATAATTTGGTATTTACATCTGAGACCACACCAATACGTAATTTAGTTTCAAGCCCTAAAGAAAGTTCATGAGCATGAGTACTAAATAGCCTAAGTTGTTCAGAAATAATTCGCGCTTGAGGTTCCAAAGCTAATGCTGTAGCGGTTGGAATGACCTTTCGAGGAGTACGCTCAAATAAGGTGTAACCCAATTCTACTTCTAGATTAGCAATAGCCATACTCACTGCTGAGGGGACTCGATTTAGTTTACGAGCGGCCGCAGAGAAAGATCCTGTATCTAGTACGGTAATAAAAAGTTCAATATTTTCGCTATTAAAATTCAT